GGGGGGGTTGGCGCCGGCTTTGCCAAGCCTGTTGCGCGCATCTCCTCGAGGTTCTCGGGATCTTGTACGTATGCCAGGAAGGCGTACGGGTCGTTCCCGAATTTTAGGCGCGCTTTCGCGGGGAGGTCCATGAACATGGCTTCCGCGGTTCGCACGGTCTCCAGTGCCGTGCGGTAGTCGATCGCTGGTGCGAACCCGTAAGTAGGTTCGTGTTTTGCAATGTGTGCGATCGTGCCCGTTTTTTGATAGCGGGCTAGTATGTTGTTGATGTCGCACTCGGCTTTCATGGATTGCTTTGTGCGACTCGGGCCGAAGTTGGTGAGTTGAACGCGTACGCGTTCTCCGTTGTACGGGTGTATGACCGTCATTTTCATTTTCCTTTGCCGAATAGGCTCATGATGATTCGTAGTAGTGGTGCAGCGCTTCCTAGCGCTTTGGCGGCTTCGCCGCCTTCTCCGAGGTCGCGCCAGAGTTCTCCCGTTGCTCGTGCTTGTGGGAGTGCTTCTTCTAGCATGCTGGCGTTACTTTCGTTTTGCCGGAGTTGGGCTCGTGCCGAGGCGAGGCCGAATTGCCGTGCAATGTCGGTTGCTACTTCGGATTGTTTGTGTTGCTCTCCGGCTATTTTGCCTTCGATGAAGGCTTTTGCTCCTTGTGTGTCGATTAGTCGCTCGGTTGCGACGAGGTTTTTCATTTCCTGTTGCATCATTCTTGCTTGCAGCGCACTACTCGCCGCATGTCCAAAGTCCGGTATGTCCGGCGAGGTCATGCTTGCTTGTGCGCCGCTTGGCGTGCTGGCTCCGGCCCCTCCTGTAGCCGTGAGTATGGGGTTGAGTCCGGCGGCGCGTAGGTCGGCTATTTCTCGTTGGTGTGCGGTGTTGCTCATGCGTTCTTGGAACGCCATTTGTTCTCGGGCGCTTGCGATTTGCGCCTCGTTTTGTTTGTCCGCAGTTTTTTTTCCGAGTAGGCCGGATACGACGCTGCCGATGATGGGTGCCGCGACGGCGAAGGGTCCCATTAGAAGTGGTCGATGAGTCCGGGCACGCCGTAGATTGGCATGGGCCGTGCGCATCGGAGCTGTGTTACTGAGTCGAAGAGGAAGTGTGGTTCGGCGGGCACCGCGATGACGCGGTCTACCGGTGGGTCTTCGACGATGAACGTGTCGTTGAGTGTTGGTAGTGCGCCGAAGTCTTGTGCGAGGTGCCACGCGTCTAAGGAGCCTGCTGCGTCGCTGCGGAAGAGTCCCGTGATTAGGGACGGTTTGTATCTATATTCTCCGTAGCGTTCTTGGTAGCCGAAGACTTCGTCGTCGGCGCTTGTGGCCTGCGCGAAGATTTCTTTGTTTAGGATTGCTTGTTCTCCGATGTGTGATAGGGCCGGCCAGTAGTAGTCGTATCGGGTCTGCCGGCTCCACATCCGGTTTAGTCCTTGTTGATAGGTGATGTCTGCGCGCACGCACACGATGCCGATGATTACGCAGTGCTCGGTGAAGCTTTTGGTGAAGCCGTGGTTGTTGATGTTGACGGTCCCGAAGGCGGCTAGGTTGCCTTGCGGGGAGCCGTCTGTTTCCGACGTCTGTGCGACCGGTGAAATGTTGACTGGGGAGCTGCCGCCTCCCAGGTATTCCGGGCGCTGCAGTCTGGCGTCGGGGCTTGTGACCCCGAAGTGGGCTTTTAGCACTTCGGTGTAGCGTGTTCCGCCTCGTGCGTCTCGTTCCAGTAGTCGCTGGATCTGGAAGGCCTGTCGGAGCTCGTTGATGGTGGCGGCGCTCGCGTCTGTGAGGTCTGCGAACAAGTTGCTTGGGTATAGCGTGGTGCCCGGCGTTCCGCCGGCTACGCTGCCGATGTCGAGTGCGCCGCCGGCTCCGCCGGCTTGTAGTACGTTGTTGCTTCCTGCGACGCCTCCGCCTACGGCTTCGCGTAAGAGCAGGGGACTTTGTGCGCCCGTGACGAGTGCGGTTGGGTTGGTCATGACCGTGGCGCTGGTGCCGAGTGGTAGGGCGACGCTGTCGCCTTTTTGCGGCCACGGTAGGGCGCTGGTGAAGTAGTCGTGTCGTTTTCCGCGCCGTTGTATGGAGTAGTCCGTGATCGCGTCGGGGCCGTTGCCTTTGTTGACGACGAGCGAGTCCTGCAGGTTCTGATCTCTGAACCATTCGTTGTAGATGAGGTTGTACGCGCGGAACGGTAGTACGTTTGCGAGTAGGCCGTCGAGGCCGGTTGGGATGCCCATGTAGTCGACCATTGCGACGACCGGCCCGCTTGCGGAGCCGCCGGTGTTGGTGACGGGTACGAGGTAATCGGTACTGTCGCCTGGGTCGGTTTGTGCGCCGCAGAATTTTTCCCAGTTGTCCCATACGAGGCGGTGCGGTACCGCGAAGTAGAAGGTCTCCATGTACAGGTTGTCCATGATCGGGAATATCGGCGTTGCCATGCGCGCGAATGCGTGCAGTTTGAGGTTGAACGTGTCGCCGGGTAATGCTTCGTCCACGTAGAAGGGGACGAGGTATCCGGCGTCGAACGTTGTCTTGTAGCCGTGGCTTCGGTCGAAGCTCGAGCGCGGGATCTCCGCGCGCGGGATCATTGCGAAGCTGTGTTGTGATGGGCTTCCGATTTTCATAGTTTCATTTCCTTTTGTGCGCCGGGTATCGGCGTTTCTTTGACCTGGAGGGCGCTGAGTACGACGGTGTTGTCGTTCTTGAATGCGCCGTTTGAGTCGTCCCACGTGCCGAGCTGGAATAGCGTGAAGCTGGCGGTGTGGCGTGATACGACCGATTGCGGGTCGTTCACCAGGTTGGTGAAATCCCGTATGGCGAGTCCGGTGGTTGGTCGGACGAACGGCTGCATGTAGGCTTTTGCCGCGTCGTCCCAGATTGCGAAGATTTTAGTCTCCATTCGTTTCATATCCTCTTTTCAGTAATTTTCCGCGTGCCTGGTGGCAGATTTCGCGGTCTAGTAGTCGTCGCCATGTTTGATCTTTTTTGTGTCGCGCTCCTTTGCGTTGTCGTTCGCGTTTGATGGTTTCGAGGTCTCCGTGGTGGGCTTCGAAGAGTTTGTCGTAAAACCGTGGCGGTTTTACCTCGTGCCCGTTGGTTATCACGGAGTCTGATGGATACACTTCCTGTCCGTATTTTTCGTACCAGGCGCTTGCGATGCCTGGACGTCGGCTCATTGTTATGTACTCGGGTTCGACCTTGACGGCTTCGCCGGTTCTTTCGTCGATCTTCCAGTAGTGGTCGTCTGCTGCGTCGCCGGTTTGTTTTTTTACGATGTATCGGGCGACGTATGCGGCGGAGTCGAACGTAGCTTCGCCTACGGTCGTGAATCCTTTTCCCCACACACTCGTTAGTAACGGCGATATGTATAGTTTTTGTTCGCCGGTGTCTTGCAGTAATTCGCGGTCGGGGAAGCCGTACCCGAATATTATTGCGTGGTAGTGGGGTCTGGCGAAGTTTTCGCCATATTCTCCGCAGTGGAAGAATCTTATTTTTTGTGGGTCGAGTTTGAAGCGGAGGCGCTTCATGAAGTCTTGGAAGTGTTGTTTGTTGAGAGAGCTGTCCTGTGGCAGGTTCTCTTTATCGTAGGTGAGCGTGATGAACGCGTTTTCCTCGTGTAATTGGGCCTCGTGCATCATTCGTATGGCCCAGTCTTTACTCCTTTGTAATCGGCATCCTATGCATTGTCCGCAAGGGACTTCGAGCATGGTGCCGTTTGATTGTTTTGCCTGGAAGACTATTCCCCGTTTGCCGTCCGGGCCCGCGTAGCGGGCCCGGTATGCCGGTATTGGGTGGTAGCAGGCCACGGCTATAGGCGAATGCCGCCCCGCATGGGGTTGCCGTTGTTGTTGTTGCGGGGGTGTACCCCGCTCTTTTTGCTGAAATCGCGGCGTGATTGACGGCCGTGCATTTTCATGCGCTTTTTCATTTCCGTTTCTCCGTTGTTTCCGCCTGTGGCGGTTTTTGGTTGATGATTAGCTCGACGGCTTCGAGCTGGGTTATCGTGTCGTTGAGACTTGCGGCTTGCCGCTTTTTCTTCTCCAACAGGGACTGGTGGAGTTTGAACATTTGTTCTTCGAACATTTCGATTTGTTTCCTTTCTTTTTTCATGTTTCGATTCTCGGACGGTTTGAGTTTATGGGTGTTCGTCGTCCGCGTCTATAGCTGAGCGTTTCATCTCGAGCGTTGCGATTTGAGCGGGCGACGTCTACCCCTGCTAAACCGTCTTGGTTTTCGTTTATAGGGGCTCTAAGGCTGGCTAGCCTGACGCCCTGGTTAGCGACGTAGTCGCTATGGTGCGCCGGGGACGGCGCTTGGGGGGGGAAAGGGGGACCACGCCGAAGGCGTAGGTCCCCCTGCACAGTGCTCTTACTTGATGTAACTGTGCTGACTGACAGTAGTCAGTCTTTTCACCCCACCGGCGGATCGTCCGACGGGGGGGTAGGCGGTGTCGCCGGGGGGGTTGGCGCCGGCTTTGCCAAGCCTGTTGCGCGCATCTCCTCGAGGTTCT